TCTTACTGATTGCTCGAACTATACTCCACAAGATGATTTAATGGAGCGCCTATTAAGCGCCCGGAAAGGAAAATGATATGGATAATAAATTTTTAACAGCAGAAAGTGTGTGTGAAGGCCATCCAGATAAGCTCTGTGATCTCATCGCAGATAGTGTTTTGGACGCCTGTTTGTGGAAAGACCGCGGCTCTCGCGTGGCCTGTGAGGTAATGGCTACAAAAGGTAAGATAATCGTGGCGGGCGAAATCACCTGTAGCGGTAATATCGATATTCGAATGATTGTGAGGGATACGCTGCGGAAGGTAGGATACAATCCGTGGAAATATCTCATTTTTGTTTATGTACACAAACAGAGTCGAGACATCGCAAATGGAGTAGGAAATGCCTTGGAAGCACGAAGTGGCGACACTTCCTGGTATAACACGCTCGGTGCGGGTGATCAGGGGACGATGTACGGCTATGCTACAAACGAAACGAGGCAGATGCTCCCTCTCCCGGTGGTATTGGCCAACAGCATCACAAAGAGACTTGATCAGGTTCGACATGACGGACTTATAAAAGGGATCAAGCCAGATGGAAAGGCACAGGTCACCGTGGAGTATGAGGATGGCAAGCCAAAGCGCATTAATACAATCATCGTATCTGTCCAACACGACGCGGCGAAAGACACTGAGGAACTGATCCGGGATATTTATTCACACGTCCTGTGGAAGTGCTTTGAGGATTTCCCTTTTGATGAAGAGACGGAAGTCCTTATTAATCCTTCCGGCAGGTTTGTTGAAGGAGGGCCTTCGGCTGATACCGGGCTGACTGGCAGAAAGCTGATGGTCGATACCTATGGGGGACTTGCAGCCCATGGCGGCGGTGCCTTCTGTGGGAAAGACCCTACAAAGGTTGACCGATCCGCAGCTTACATGGCCAGGAATATTGCCAAGCATATCGTCTGGTGTGAATTTGCTAAGCGTTGCCAAGTCAATATTGCCTATGCAATTGGAAAGGCTGATCCAGTATCGGTCGAAGTGGATACGTTTGGCACAGGAACAGTTTCTGACGCGACAATTCGCGAAGCGATCAAGGAAGTCTGGTGCCTTCGTCCGGCAGCGATTATTGAAATGCTTGATTTGCGGTTCCCTCGTTATAAGGACACAGCGGTGTATGGTCATTTTTCTTCCTGCTTATACCCGTGGGAGGATGTCAGAAAATATAAGGAACTTAAAGAGGCGGTGATGCGATTTGAGCAAGACAACCAGTGATATGAAGCTGGTACCTATCCAGGAACTGGTACCATATATAAATAACGCAAGGACTCATTATCCTGCACAGATCACCAAGCTTCGATCTAGCCTTAGGGAGTTTGGCTTCGTCAATCCCATCATTGTCGACCGGGATTACAGTGTGATTGCTGGACATGGTCGTCTGATTGCCGCCAAGGAAGAAGGGTTTTCAGAGGTCCCATGTGTGTTTGTAGACTACTTGACTGAAGCTCAGAAAAAAGCATATATCATCGCTGACAACCGTTATGCAGAGGATGCAGGGTGGGATGAAGAACTTTTAAGGTTAGAGATTGAAAGTCTTCAGGGCATGGAGTTTAATGTTGAACTGCTAGGATTTGATCCGGCTGAACTCAACAAGCTTCTGACAAACGACGACGATATCCAAGAAGATGATTTCGATGTTGATGCAGAGCTGCAAAAGCCGGCACTCACAAAGTCAGGCGATGTTTGGCTTATGGGAAACCACCGGCTGATTTGCGGTGACAGCACAAAGCCTGAGACCTATAAAGCCCTGATGGATGGTAAGAAAGCAAATCTGGTCGTTACAGATCCGCCTTACAACGTCAACTACGAAGGGTCAGCCGGAAAAATAAAAAATGACAACATGGGCAATGAAGCGTTCTACACCTTCCTTTTCGATGCATTCAAAAACATGGAAGAGGTCATGGCACAGGACGCTTCAATTTATGTATTCCATGCCGACACTGAAGGTTTGAATTTCAGAAAAGCATTCTCTGATGCCGGATTCTATCTCTCAGGCACATGTATCTGGAAGAAACAGAGTCTTGTCCTGGGGCGATCTCCATATCAGTGGCAGCATGAGCCGGTCCTTTTCGGATGGAAGAAAAAGGGCAAACATATATGGTACTCAGACCGCAAGCAATCTACCATTTGGGAATTTGACAAACCTAAGAAGAATGGTGAGCACCCGACGATGAAGCCCATAGCCTTGATTGCAAATCCAATAACTAATTCAAGCATGACGGGCTGCATTGTTCTCGATCCCTTTGGGGGTTCGGGTTCAACCCTTATTGCCTGCGAACAAACTGACCGCATTTGCCACATCATCGAGCTTGATGAGAAGTTTTGTGATGTCATCGTAAAGCGGTATATCGAACAGGTTGGTTCTGATGAACAGGTTTTTCTCCTGCTTGAGGGAAGCAAGAAATCCTTCGGTGAGCTTGCAGAAAACATAGAAACTCAGCCTACAAAACAACAGAATTAGCTTGATATTACACCGGGTTAGAGTGATATATGTAACTACCAAAAAGAAAGGTGGTTAATCATATGGAAATCAAATTTAACTGCACAGGCACAGAGCGTAAGGCGTTGGTTAATGCGATTGGCGAACTTCTAGAGACCAAACCAGCATACAAAGGAGCACCATCCTTCGCTTACGACATCGACGGCTTTGTTGTAGACAAAAACGGTGAGCTTTCCTTCGATGAGCACATCGACATCAACGAGGTTGAAATGCTCATTGAAAGGCTCGCTGAACGAGGCTTCGAGGCTGAGGTTGCGGGGAGCATAACAGTAAAAGCTCCTTCGGAAGAAATTCAGGAACCCACTGCCGCTGCTGCAAATGAAATCGAAGGGCTTGTAATCGAACTGCCAAGGGCCACATTTACAGAAACAAGCTTGGAGAACCTAAAGCGCTTGCTGGAAAGCAAAGGAGAACTCATCAAGAAGGCTCTTGGCTTGAAGACGCTGCCTATTGAAATTACCGATGAAAAGGTCAGCTTCCATTGGTTTTCATTCCCGGTAAGCCCTGAGGAGATTAAGGCGTATTCACACTTCATCTGCTCGCTAAGCGAACTGGCTAAGGAACAAAAACGGGTGACTGCAAAGGTTAAGGAAACGGACAATGAGAAATATGCCTTCCGGTGCTTTCTTCTCAGACTTGGTTTTATAGGCCAGGAATATAAAGGGGAGCGCAAAATCCTACTGTCTAAGCTGACCGGAAGCTCGGCTTTCAAAAGCGGAACTTCCAAACAGAGGGAGGCAGAGTGAAATGCGCATTATTTCACCAGAAAGACTTCTGCAGCTTAAAACAAAGTACACACCGGGAACGAGAGTTGAGCTGCTTCGAATGAACGATCCCTATACCAGACTAAGTCCCGGCGAGACTGGCACAGTAACAGGAGTTGACGATATCGGAACTATTCATGTTTCCTGGGATTGCGGTTCGAGCCTCGGGGTAGCTTATGGCGAAGATCTATGTGAAATAGTTAAAGATTGGTATGAGGAGGAAAGACAGTGAAAGCGCATTTTGTTAGAAAAGCCACTACGATAGATGACTTAAAGGGTTACGAAAAAGAAAGCGGCAGTCAGTTTGCTATCGAGGAAGTGGTAGAGCTTGAACCAGAAGAGTTCAAAGCATTTTCCGAGAGCCTGCTTGATGACCATGACTTCATTGCCCAACGCGTTGATAAGATGTTCATGGATACCGATAAGGTATGGCACTGTATTCTGGTCAAAGCTAGAGGAACTGATGAAGGCATACTTGTTGAAAGTGAGGGTTATGAATACGCCCGGTATGCAGCCTACTATCCCGGTACAGAAAGCCCGAAAGACCTGATAATAAGACAGATTTTAGTTATAAGAGAGACCGGTGAAACCAACATGTTCGATACCCCCATGGTTCAGCGGATGGCTTATGAGCGAGGATACTTCGAACTTGTGACATTTATTGAGGAACATAAAGAGAAATACAGCCAATTTATTCTTACCGTCGAACTATAAAATACAAGAAATGACATACAAGAAGCCTTCCGGGGCTTCTTTTGTCGTCCATAAATTGAAGGAGGTGACCGCGTATACGAAAGCTGAAGAAATACAAACCGACCCGATTTATGAGCAAAGATAGCCATTATGAAAAAGCAACAGCGGACTACGCGGTCGGATTTATTGAATGCTTATCACATACAAAAGGGACATGGGCAGGAAAACCATTTGAGCTCATTGATTGGCAGGAGCAAATCATTCGCGATGTATTTGGAACTATCAAATCAAATGGGTATCGGCAGTTTAATACAGCTTATGTGGAGATACCTAAAAAGATGGGCAAATCGGAGCTGGCAGCCGCTGTGGCACTTCTTCTTACCTGCGGTGACGGTGAAGAACGAGCTGAGGTTTACGGCTGCGCTGCGGATCGTAACCAGGCATCCATCGTCTTTAATGTGGCGGCTGACATGGTGAGACTATGCCCGGCACTATCAAAGCGAGTGAAAATCC